AGCAGATAATGATGATAATTGGGCCCATCATTTTAATCTAAATAACGAGGTTCAACAAGAAACGGAGTCTATGACAGCGCATTATTTTAAATACCATGAAGAAGAAATCCTGAAGGATATTGAGTCTTATGTATCAGGAACTTATAGAGGACATTATACAGGTGATACACATGAGTATCGTAATGTCCAAACTTTAGATCTGATGGCAGCACGATCACTTGCATCTGCTTTTTGCCAATCAAACATTCTAAAGTATGGTAGTAGGTATGGAAGTAAAGATGGAAGAGAAAAGAAAGACTTGCTTAAAGTGATTCATTATGCTATGCTGTTATTACATTTTGATGAACATTACGGCAAACCCTCAATGACATCGGGTAACATTGATCACACAATGCCTTAATCATGAAACTTAGAGAACACACTATGAAACTGTCTGACAAAACTCTAGCCCTGCTAAAGAATTTTTCCAACATTAATCAATCAATTCTTTTTAAGAAGGGAAGTTCTTTAAGAACTATTTCAGTTATGAAGAACATTCTTGCAGAGGCTACAATTGATGAGGAACTTCCTCAAGATTTTGGTATCTATGATCTTGGTCAATTTTTGAATGGTATGGGACTTCATAATAGTCCTGAATTAGATTTTCAAGATGATGATAGTTATGTGGTAATCAAAGAAGGTAGGATGAAGTCAAAGTATTTCTTTGCTGATCCTAGTGTAATTGTTACTCCACCTGATAAGGAGATTAAACTTGTATCTACAGATGTTTCATTTGATTTGAGTACTCAACAATTAGATAAGTTACTTAAAGCAGCAGCAATTTATCAACTCCCTGACTTATCAGCAGTTGGTGAGAATGGTGTTGTTAAGGTTGTGGTACGTGATAAGAAGAATGAGACTTCAAATAGTTTTGATATTGTAGTTGGTGAGACTGAATCAACATTCTCATTTAACTTTAAGGTTGAGAATATTAAGATTCTTCCTGGTAGTTATAATGTAGTAGCAAATAAAAGTCTAGCATTATTTACTTGTCAGAATTACGCGCTGAAATATTATATTGCATTGGAACCTGATTCTACATTTGGTTAATGAAACAGTTATGGAGAGTCTGGAAATATTCTCTAGGCTCCTTCCACGATACAAAAACAAAGAGGTACGATAATATTGTTGCAATAGTTCGTACTTTTATCCTCTTTACATATCTGGTCACTAATAGTGTTATAGTGGCTGGTGTAGTACGTCATTGGAATGATTTATGAGTTTAGACATAACTCAAGCAATGACCCTTTTATTACTCTCTCGTCTTAAATTGTCTGAAAACCTTGCACTTCATTTAATTATTTACATAACAAAAGATTATGAGTGACTTTATTTGGGTTGAAAAATATAGACCCAAGACAATTGATGAATGTATTTTACCAGAAGGTATTAAGAAAACATTTAATGATTTTCTAAATAAGGGTGAAATACCGAATATGCTTCTTGCTGGACCTCCAGGGGTTGGTAAGACTACGGTAGCAAAAGCACTATGTAATCAATTGGGGGTTGACTTTTATGTTATCAACGGATCGGACGAAGGAAGATTCCTTGACACCGTTAGAAACAATGCAAAGAATTTCGCGTCAACAGTCTCGCTCTCCTCTGATGCCAGACATAAAGTCATCATCATCGACGAAGCCGACAATACCACTTCCGACGTACAACTCCTCCTTAGAGCGTCTATTGAGGAGTTCCAAAACAACTGTAGGTTCATCTTCACCTGCAATTATAAAAATAAAATCATCGAGCCGCTCCATTCCAGGTGTGCTGTGGTTGACTTCTCGATTAAAGGGAAACAAAAGCAAGAGGTCGCGGCTAAGTTTTTCCAGCGGCTTAACTTTATCCTGGACTCAGAAAGGTGCGAAAGTGATAAGAAAGTTCTTGCGGAATTAATTAATAAACACTTCCCTGATTGGAGAAGGATATTAAATGAGTGTCAGAGATACTCTGTTAGTGGTAAAATTGATAGTGGTATTTTAGCAACGTTTTCAGATATTGCGGTAAATGATCTCATTAAAAACCTTAAAGAAAAGAATTTCCCAGAGGTTCGCAGGTGGGTCGTTAGCAACTTGGATAACGATACTTCTGTTTTATTCAGGCTTATTTACGATAATTTATACGCTGCCCTCGTTCCTAGTACCATACCTGCTGCTGTCCTTGTTATTGCTAAGTATCAATACCAGACGGCATTCGTAGCAGATCAAGAGATAAATATGCTTGCAGCATTAACTGAAATTATGGTTGAATGCAAGTTCAAATAATGAAAAGCGTTTTTGTTAATGGGACTTTTGACATTCTCCATAGGGGACATCTTGAACTTTTAAATTATGCAAAAAGTTTTGGATATGTTATTGTTGGGATTGATACGGATGAATGTATAAAGGAAAAGAAGGGTCCCAGTAGACCTATACATAATCAGGAAGAGAGAAAGTTTCTTCTTGAGAATTTAAAATCAGTAGATGAGGTAATATTCTTTTCTAGTGAACCAGAATTTGAGGAGTTGATAAAGTCGCTTAAACCTGATATAATAATAGTAGGTTCTGATTGGAAAGAGAAATCTACTATCAACTCTTATTATGATGGTGAATTAATTTTCTTTGATAGAATGGAAGAATATTCTACAACTAAAACAATTGATAGGTGTCAATACAAATGAAAGAAGAACTCTTAGATCTATTAAAAGAATATGCTTATAAGAAAGGAGAGTTTAAACTTTCTTCAGGTAAGACTAGTGAGCATTATGTAAATTGCAAACCAGTGACATTGAGTGGTAGGGGTTTAACTCTTTCCAGTCTTTCTATGTTAATGCATATAGAAACTGGTGTGGTAGCAGGATTAACTCTTGGTGCTGATCCTTTAGTAAGTGGAGTTGCCTTAGCAGCTGCTTTAGATGGTAAGATGATTAATGGTTTGATTGTTCGTAAGGAAGCAAAGGGACACGGGACTCAAGCTTACATAGAAGGTCCATTGCCAAAAGAAGGAACTAAGATTACAGTATTGGAAGATGTTATTACTACAGGAGGTTCTGCAATTCAAGCAGTAAAGAGATTGCGTGATGCTGGATATGTAGTAGAACGTGTTGTTTCTATTGTAGATCGTCAAGAGGATGGTGAGGCAGATACTGCTATGAAATTGGCAGGACTTGAACTTATCAGTCTATACAAACTATCTGAAATTGCAGGAGTATTTTTATGACCTATCGTGTTGTAGCGGGTGCTCAAACTCGCGACCCTTATCCAGTTTATAAGTTTTATAATGAACCCAAAGAGTGGGTTGGTAAAGGAACTGTCATAGTGTCTTGCAAAGATGGTAGGGTTGATGTTAAAATAATGGAAGAGGATTCTATTAAAGTTCATCATTTAGAAGTTTATTCGGATGATGGTCCTGTTGGCGCAAGACTTACTGAACAACTTCAACACCCTGAAAGACCATGACTGACAAAAAGAAAAGACATCAAGTTAAATCTAGATGGTATTATATCTTCTGGGGTACTGCTACAGTGACAGTATTTGCTGGTCAGATGTATGTTGGCGGTGGTTTCCGTAGAATGGCTGAGAGTCTTGATAGAGTGTTAGATGCTCCCATAAAGATGCATATAGGTATTCCCAGTAATCCTTGGGACAATCATCCTATGATTATAAAATGATAATAAGTGAAGCAGATGCTACATGGGCTGCTGACGAATTTATTCATTACTTTAAGAACTTTACTTCTATTGAGGATTATCTTAGGTATGTAAAGAAGGAAGTAGTTCTCCAAACTAATCAACTCAGCCCTTTACAGGATGAGTTTTTTAATGAGGATATACATCCGTCTGAGATGGAGTTTGATGTTAAATTTATAGGAGATAGATTTAATCAATCATTACCACAAGAAAGATATAAGAGTTTATTAGCAGCAGTATCATCACATAATAATGAAAGCAATATTCCAGGTAGGGAATTGCGCTGGATGGTATTTGAAAAGAGAACGCAGAAGACTCTTGGGTTTATAAGATTTGGTTCTCCAACTATCAATTCAAAACCAAGGAATATATGGTTAGGAACACCACCTAATCTTTCTGTGTTTAATCGTCATGCTTGTATGGGATTTGTAATTGTTCCATCACAACCATTTGGATATAATTATCTTGGTGGTAAATTACTTGCATTGATGTGTGTATCTCATTTTGCAAGGGAGACTTTGAATAAGGTATTTGAAAAGGATATAGCATTATTTGAAACTACTTCATTGTATGGTTCTACTACATCAGCATCGCAGTATGATGGACTTAAACCATTCATAAGATATAAAGGATTGACTGAAAGTAAGTTTCTCCCTCTACTACACGATGAAGTATTCCATCGGTTGCATGATAAATTTACCATATTAAATAATAACACACCACTTACTGATAACAAAGCATCCTCAAAGAAGATGAAGAGACAGACTAAGATGATTGCTTGGATTAAGAAGTCATTGAAGGATCAGGATAAATTGAAAGAGTTTAATGATGTAATTGCTATGGCATTTGGACTTACTCAAAAGAAGAGATTTTATATTTCTGATTTTGGATATGCTAATGTACGTGAGGTAATTAATGAACAGCAAGATAAGTTAGTACCAGGTCAGAACTGGGATAAGTTTTACCTTGAGAATGTTATTTCTTGGTGGAAGAAGAAAGCAGGTAAGAGGTATGATAAATTAAAGCAGGAAGGTCGTTTCAGAGATAAGGTCGAACTCTGGACAGAAGATAATGACATACAGATTATTAGATAGATGTTAGAAAATCCTCGTGATATAGAATTTGATGTTTATGTTTTGGATAATGCTTTTCCAGAAGATAAACATGCAGATTTTTTAAAATTGATTAGAGAACTTGATGGTGACTGGAAACCAAGGATTGATGATCTTGATGTTTTCTGGTTTGATTGGGATGAAGAGCATCCTGGTAGAGAATATTTAATGTATCTTTTGGATATTGTTGGAAAGCATTTTGATCTATCTAAAGTTATTGGATATGAAACTTGGATCAGACAGAATACTAAACCTTATGGATGGCATAGAGATCATGATGATAGATTAGAACAGACAACGGGTGAATTGAAGTATCCCATTTGTACTACAGTATATTACCCTTATGTGGATGAGAATATAAAAGGTGGTAGACTGTGTTTTGAGAATGGGACTATCCTTTTACCCAAGACAAATAGAATGGCAGTTTTTGGTCCAGGATACTATCATAATGTTGAGGAGTTTAGGGGTGAGAGACTTGCTATACTTCTCAATCCTTGGAATGAAACTCTTTGCCAAACCCCTTGTTATGATCCTTGGAGGAGGTATGTAGTATGACTGAACTTAAAGACTGGTTGAATTCTATTAACTTTACGAAGCATGATTTGAGGGATGATGATCCTGATGTTATGAAAGATTATGCTCCATATATTATCAATAGGTGTTTGTCAGGTCACCTTGATTGTATTATGTTTGTGAATGAGATGAATAGGTATTCTTTCTTAGATAAAGATATGCAATATAGTTTTTATCTAAATACTTTGAGGAAAAAGAAGAGATTCAGTCCCTGGCTCCGAAAGGATAAAGTCACAGACCTTGAAATCATTAAACAATACTATGGTTATAGCAACGAAAAAGCATCACAAGCTTTGAAGATATTAACCCCTGAACAGATTAATTTTATTAAACAACGACTTGACACTGGAGGAATGAAATGACAACTACCACGGTTGAACCGACTGTAGAGTGGTCTCAAGATAAGATGCTAGAGGTGATTCTAAATGAACCAGATGATTTTCTTAAGGTAAGGGAAACTCTCACAAGAATTGGTGTAGCATCTAGGAAAGAGAAGAAACTTTATCAGTCTTGCCACATACTTCATAAGCAAGGTAGATATTTTATAGTTCATTTTAAAGAATTATTTGCACTTGACGGGAAACATGCTAATCTCACAATTAATGATGTACAGCGACGTAATCGCATTACTCGTCTACTGGCTGATTGGGGACTTATTTCCATAGTAAGTGAAGATACAGTTACAGACA